TCCAGAAGCAGCTTGCCGACAATTGAGCCGGCTATAAAACTACCAGCTCCATTCATTTACCGCCCTTCCTTCTCGCCGTCCTCTTCCTCCTTATCTCCTCAAGCCTCCTCTTAGACATGCGCTCGATCCTCTCTATCTCGTCCTCGTTCTCGAGCTCGTAGTACCTCATCTCAATGTTTTGAATTTCCGCGTTGATGTCCTCCGGCCGCCTGTGCGGCAGTATTGACGCCGCGTACCTTTCGGCCCTTGCCGTAATTTCTCTTATCTCCGCCTCCCTTAGCCATTCCTTCAGCTCCCGGACATCCATCTCCAGGAAGTCGGCGTAAGAAAACAGGCCCGGGAAGGCCGCCGCTATCCTTGCGATTTGCCTTCGTCGGGCCCTGGTTCGTTTTTTTCCGCGGCCTCCGGCGCCAGTATCGCCCGGACCACGAACGCTATGATTCTCTCCACCTGAAAGATATCGAGCTTGGAGAACACCTCATTGGGCCCGAACAGTACCTCCAGCCGCCTCCACGCGTTCTCGAGCCTGCCCTTCTGAAGCTCTCTCTCGAGGCTATCAATCTCCTGAAGCATGCTCTGCGTCACCCTCTCGAGCGTTAAGACCTGCCCATCAATTTCAATCTCAATCGGCGCGTAGAGCGGTTTCGTTGAATCAATCACCAGTCTTGGCATGATAGCCTCCCGTCAGGCCGTCAGTAACCGAACTCGGTTGAACCGGATGGCATACCAAGCGTGCCGAACTCGCCCTCCTGTCCACTCTCCTGGGAAACGAAGATCTCAAACTTAATCGGGAAGACGCGCTGTGTGGACTTGTCCCAGGTAAGCTCCCAGCCGGGAATCGGAAACGCCTTGTAGATGTGGACCCACTCGGCGGGGTCGTCGGAGACCTTGTTGTCGCAAATGGGCTTGATGACAATTGCTTTGGCCAGGTCGTACATTTCGCAACCCAGCTGGTTTTTCAGCTTGATATACTCGTGCGGGGAGGAACCCAGAATTCCGCCCGCATTAAGCACCTCGTTGAGCTGTTCAAGCGTCGACCTGGTCATTCTCAGCTCGAGCGTCGCAACCGTGCCGGTCATGATGGCGTCAACTGCCGCGGCGCCAAACCTTTCCTCGTAAATCCTCTGTACCTCGGTCTCGCCCTTATAGGTCGTCGCGCCGAGGAACGGACCGAGGGTGATTGCGCCACTTTCGCCGTAGCCCCAGACAATCTCACAGGGCCCCATGTCCTTGATTGGTAGTGCTGGCATCTAAACCTCCTTATAGTAGCTTCTTACATCCCGCATGAAGCCTTCTCCATGCGGAAGATGAAGTTCACGCTGAACTCGAACAGGCCATTTTCGTCCTGTCCTATGTATTGAGGAACCGTTACCGCCTCCACGACCATAGCAAGATAATCCTCACCGGAACCGCCAACACGCGGCATGTTCCAGCCCGCCGTGCCGTGGAGTGCGTCATAGACAGCCCAGGCGTCATACCTTGCCTGGAAATATGTTTTCGCCCGGGAGACAACCATGATGTTTATGTCGGCCATATCAGGGCAGTAGAAGTTTGTCGTACCGCCGGCCGATTCCGATACGAGAATACATCGCTCCGGCGCGTGCTGAACTCTGTGGCCGACCTGGAGAGTGGAGCCGATGGAGAACCCGGTCAGGTCGGCGATGAGCTTGCATATCTCCATAAACATCATCGTTTCCCCGCGAGCACGTTCTTGATGTGCTCGCCGATTATAGATAGGTACCTCTGGGCGTTCCTTATCATCTTGGACTCGAGATACTTCCTGCCGGAGCCGGGAAGCGTCCACCTAATCCTTCTGTCCTCCTCCGGCGAGAGTTCGTGCCACCGCGCCGCGTACTCGATGTTGAACCCGGCCCGAACAAACACCCCATCCCGGGAGTCCTCCGGCTTCTCAACCCGCGCCGACCCCCTAAGGTGGCCCTCATCAAACGGCGCGTACGGTCTCTCGTAGATTGCGTCGTGAAGAAGCTCGTTAGCGGCCTTGACTATCCCCATCCTCGCCTCCGGCGGGATGCGATCATCGCACAGCTCCCTCAGCCCCTGCTCGAAGTCTTTCATGTCAATCGTGAACGCGCCGCTCATGCCAGACTCACCTCATAGAACAGGCCGGAAAAGCCAAGCTCTTTCGGTTTCTCAATTGCCAGAATCACTCTGGGAGTGCCGGCGCCACTAATCTCTATCCTGTCCTCGTGACACAGCGGGCGGCCGAGCTGATAATCCACTATTTTGGACAGAAGAATCCTCGCCGTTGACGGAACAAGCTCGCCCTTCAAGTTTCTAACAAGCTTGGTCCCCCATTCGACGTACCCCACCGCGTCAACGGCCGTTCCGGACAGGGGCTCGTTCCAAGAGTCGTAACCATTCCACTTCCAAATGACGACCGGATCGACCATGTATGCGCCAATCATCGGAATCTCTCTCTGATCGCAATCGCCTCCTCGGACGCGGGGAGTAACCTGTGTTTACAATTGGGGTGATAGGGCGGGCTGTCCTGGAGCGGCGGGTAAGACGGATGCGAGCCCGAGATTGAATAAACATTTCCCTCGTACTCTTGACAGACCTCGCAATCCGTCGCGTGGTCGGACACCTCAACGAGGTCGTTTCCGTATTCTCTACAGACTTCGAGCGTGGCCTCGGTCTGTGCCCTCGCCATCTCCGTTCGCGCCACCATTTTCGCATACTTGGAAGCATTGTAATACCTGCCCTTTACCTCAATAAAGCCTCCCTCGCTTATGCGCGACGCCAAATACTCTCTTATTCTCGCGGCGAGCCAGCCCCGCGATTTCATTTGAAGCACCGCCTCGCGGCCATATTTCTCGTACACGGCCATAGCGTCATCCGGGTCAAGTTGCTCCTGAACCTGGGCCGACCTCGTAACCCGGGACGCGATAATAGTCATGGCGAGGTACTTATCCACGGTTGTCTGTATGGTGTTATTGGCCGCTACGAGGCGCTCAAGGGCTCTCCCTCCGATGATAACCTCCGGCGAAGTCATAGACGGCCTTCTCGATTTCTTTCCCAGAATCTCGAGCGCCACCCTCGCGCGCCGCGCGCCAAGCCTACAGGCGGCCGGAATTTCGCGTAATACCCAGGCTGCGGCCGCCGCGTTTAACCTGGCTATTCCCCTTCTTACGGCTCTGCGTATCCTCTCCACCTCAATCGGTTTCATGATATCTATGGACATCAGAATACCTTTAATCTCGTTTTCAACCGCTCTGTAAGTCCATTCGAGATTTATTCTGGCCATTATAGCTTGTGTACCTTCGTCCTTACGGATTGCCCCTCATCCCGGGCCAAATCAATCACTTCAGCGTATGCCTCCGCCGACCAGGGAGAAAGGATCGCCGCTACGAATGGCGGTACCGGTACCTCCATAAGAGCGCTCTCAGAGTACGTCTCCCTAACGATGCCCGCTTCCGTAACTCCCTGCACCTGAAGGCCTTTCCGTCTGTCCTCATCGGCGATATGGATAGCCAGATAATACGCCATTTCCGCATTCGCCTTCTGAAGCCTCGCAAGGTCCGACGCCGACGCCTCGGCATATGTAGGCAGGCTCCATCGCGGGTCGTAATAAAGCCGATTGTAGGCCATGCGGATGACCTTCGACTTCAGGAACGCACCCGATTCTGTCAGGGCGTCCCACGCCCCCGTCTCCAGGCGCTCATCCTCGAAGTATTTATCCGCCTCGGCGATATCGTTAAAGTAACCGATACTCATCTGAACCTCCAGTCTTGTGCCCGAAGGCGAATCTCTCGAAAAGGACCGTCCTCTCCGCTGGCCGTTTAAGCACGTAGCGCATCGTTGGAGTGCTCGATGTGTTCGCCCCGTGTAGAACCACGCAAAAATTACCATCTGCGAGCCGATGCGGGCACATTCTTATCACGTCTTTGTGCGTGGGGTGGCGCTTGTCCCGGTCGAAGACGGCGATGTCCGCCGGGTGTACCCGCCTGGCGAAGAACGGTCCCACGCCAATTGTGTCATAGTGCCACAACCTGCCGCGTCGCTCCTCATACGCATAACCACGCCTAAAATACATCCACTCGGCCGAACATGCCATCATTAGCTC